CTTTGATTATGCATTGAGTAACGAAAAGTTACACTTTGAAGCAGTGAAGGCATTAGTTGCAAAATGCAAATTAGATTGGGATATCTCAACCATGAATTATGGAGGCGTAAAGAATGGTTATGTCTTCACTTTTCCTTCCGCAACCATACATACTACAAACAACTAAATTTACCATACAATGCAATACGACATTTCAATCATACTACTCGCACCATACGCCATCCTTGGCGCTTGGATCGCAATACAAACACTACTTACAAGAAAGAATTAATCATGAAAAACTTAATACAACTTACAATCACATTTCCGGAATCAAAAACGCAAATCATGATCTTAGAGAAAGGATCAGAAGCATATAAACAGATGCTAGATTATGCAGAAATCAATGAAGGCGTAACAAGTGAGAAACCACACGTTAACATAATTGATCATTCTAAGAATCATTACCTTTGTGATTTCAGAGTCGCAGATATTGTAGAGATACATACCAAGCAATCATTAGAAGCAGAATATAGAGGCTCAAATCTTTATGATATTACGCAAGGTGCTAATGAGAAAGATTGGAATTACAAAGGCGAGCAAATCACCTTTAGTGAGCTAATGGAAAAACTAGATGGCCCACCAAATACATATAGTGAAGAAGCACGTAGCTATCATGGCGAAATAGATCACGATTATTACATACATGAAGATGGTGGCATGTTAATCAAACGCATTTGGTAAAGGAGAAACTAATTATGAAAAATTACAAAGAAGAACATATATGGGACGAATCCAATGATCGATGGATCTTTCTTGAACATCAAGACGGCATCTTAGTTGGCTTAAATTACATGCAAGGAGATGAGTATGAAACTTTCAAATCTAACTTTGCAAAGAATGATGAGAAGCTAACTGAGTTTGCACACAAGATGAAAGATTTCAAAGGTGAGGAAACTTACATCAAATTTATCAATAAAGTAATTTGGCTTTATTTTGAACTATTTCAACAAGCATAAAAGGAGAAACTAGCATGAGCCAAGACTTACAACATTTCATCACTGATCATTGCAAGCGCATTGCAACCTTACAAAACAGCCAAGATCCTAACAAGCATGCATTGATTGCATTGCTTGCAAAGGAGATCGGACAAGCAAAGGAGAAACTAAGCATGAGCATACAAGACAAAGTTTATACTCAAATACAAACTCGCATTAAAACAATTTGTGCGAGCGAGTACAACACAGCTCCAAAAACTCGCAAAGGATATCTAAAAAGGCCTTTGCAATACTCCGGCATAGTTGACGATCTCGTTAAACTTGCAAGCGCTGTTTTAGACATGAGCGAGAGAGATGCTGAACATGTTTTTTATGATCTCACACATGGCGAGATTCAGCATACATTTTTACAAGCAAAGGAGAAATTAGCATGAACTCAGAAATCACAAAAGAAGCATTTGATTTACTTAAAGGTAATGATGAAAAATCATGCCATGACTTTAAGAAAACGGAGCTTGCTGAATTTAGTTATTATAAAGCGCATGGCGTGCTACTTACGGCAATTCATAACTTTGTATCAAATGTAACTCAATATTACGTAAAGGATATAAACGCATGACACACCACGCAGAACAACTCTTTCCAATCGCTCTGCAAGAGTTGATTGCGATTGGCGAGAAAGCGAGGAAACAAAGAGAGCAAAGGGAACGTGCAAAGCAAGTGGCAAGGCCTCGTGAAACGAGGGCATGCATGCAAGTAGCATGTAGGCAAACCTTCACAGAAAGAGAAAAGATACAACTAACATTTAACCTTAAATAATTATGATCAAAATAGAAAAAGATTTATTCAAACTAACGAGAAACCAAGCAAAGCAATTACGCAAAGCATGTAAGATTGCAAAGCTGGATTTTATAGCAATGGCAGCACGTCCAAAGGATGCGCTTCAACTTATACAAGACGTACAAAATAGAGAAGGGATAACATTATGAGCGAGAAACAAGAAACACACACACCAGGGCCATGGCATTGCGGACGGGGTAATGGCGAGGGAGCAATATTTGCAAACAATGGGAAAAGACTAACAATCGAAAACGGGTTGCATTCATTGCACCCTATTTGCCATGTGCAAAATACTTTTGGCAAGGAAGACCAAGCAAACGCCCGGCTAATTGCAAGCGCGCCTGAGCTATTAGAGCAATGCAAGCTGTTTGAGAAATTGCTTAGTACATTAATCATGGAAGGCGATAGTGGCGCGGATCTCGAAAGAGATAACTTGCGTGCAATCTTGGACAGAGTGGAAGGAGAAAGCGCATGAAAATTTACCAAGTACGTTACATTTCATTTGAAGACGCATATACAAGTACCTTTTTCTGTAATAAGGTAGAAGCAGAAAAATGGATAAAAGAAAATAAAGATAAATATGAAAATGTTGACTATGAGCCAACACTTTTACACCTAAAATCAACTAAAAAAAGAGACATTGTTGATTTTTTTAACCATAACACGCTAGTACTATGAGCAAACAAGACAATTCACTACTCCCAAAGCTCGCAATGGGCATGACGCTATTCCTGGCGCTCAAGTTAGTGCCGAAATTGCTTGCATGGTGGGCGAAGAAACAAGGAGAAACTTAAACTCTACCCTATAGCTTAACGAGAAAGCGTTTTGATTGTATCACATGAGTATTTACCCTCATAATCAATCAAAACGCTTTTTTGATGCCTTCTTGAGCTTCATATGGCATCATATGTATGACAATGTAGTCTCACAAATCCTAGAATGGATTCTTTTGATGTAAACTAGGTTCAGGTTCTTGTGAAGAGAAACGCCCGGTTGGTTTTGTAAAGGTAAGTTTAGTTGCACGCACTTCGCCATTCCTGTTCTTTGCAACATTGCAAATAATATTATCCTTAGTGGGATCTACTTCTTTCTCTCGGTGCATGAGTAACACACAATCTGCATCCTGTTCAATGCTTCCAGACTCTCGCAAGTCTGAGAGCATGGGATTTCTGTTAGCACTTTCCAAGGCACGATTAAGCTGGCTCAATGCAAGCACACTACAATCCATCTCAAGAGCAATTTGCTTTAAAGTCCTACTAATTAATGAAATTTCTTGTACTCTGCTATCCATGCCTGGCACGCCCAAGAGTTGCAAGTAATCGACTACGATTAAACCAAGCTCTCCTTCAAGCCTTTGTTTAGCGAGAAACGCCTGCAAGCCTTGCAATGTGCTTGTTGAATCATCTTTGAATGTAATAGGCCATGATTGCATTGCCTGTACTTGCTTCTCTAGCTTTTGCTTATGTCCGGGTTGCAAGAATCCCTTGCTTGTAGGTTTTCGTACTCCACTTGCATTGGATAGTAATCTACCAGCACACTCACTTGCAGTCATCTCAAGACTTGCATACGATGTCCTTAAACCACGCTTTGCAGTCTCATAAGTCATTTGTATTGCAAGTGCAGACTTCCCTACTCCTGGGCGTGCAGCAAGGACGTACAAGCTACCTTTCTTGAATCCACCTCCAAGAATTGCATCAAGCTTGGGCAAGCCTGTACTGATTGCTTGTGTGCCACCTGCATCCACTTGAAGAAATTCTGCAAATGCTTCCTTACTTGCTGCTCCACAACTTACCACGCCCTTTCTTTGACTGAGTGACTTTGCAATGGTGTTTACAAATGTCTGAGAAATCTCCTCAGCAGGTTTGCTCTCTTTTAAATCATCATTGGCTTGCCACAATGCACGCTCCACGCATCTCGTATTACGATGGTTTATTAATTTTTCAATGTATCTTTCAATACTTCCACCACCATACTTCTCGCTCAGAAAAAGGATCTCATCTTTGAGGTCTGCATGTTCAATGATTAAATCAATCTCGTTGCATGGACTGAGTCTCAGGCACGTTTCAAATATCGTTCCACGATCCATGCTAGAGAAGTCATCTTTGGTTAACGCTTCTCCAGCTTGTGCAGTTGCCACTCCACTCTCATCGTGCAACATGGAAGAAAGAACTGCTTGTTCTGCTAACTCGTAATCAATCATCGGGGTGCTTCATCGTAACATCAAAATTTAATCCATGAGTTGAAACAGAATTATCTATGACATTATCATAGCCTCCATCATTCAACCATGAGTTTGGATGTTTTGCATAATTTCCTTTCAAGCTAAAATGTTCGTTGTATTTATCTGCAACTATCTTCGGATCTAGATTTTCTAGTTCATCCCAATTATGCCTGATAGTCTTGACCACTCGTCTTGCAAATTGCTGGTTTTTACATACTTCCCAGAATGCTTGAAACCATGCATGGGTTTGCTCCTTTTTTGCATCCTTGATTTTAGCCTCTGTATTATTTTTCATTATATCGTTAGATATAATATTATTATCTACACACGTGTGCACGCGAGGATTGTAATACGGGGGTATTACATTTGCATTTTGGATGGTCGGTGCAATGAACTGTGAAATCGCTGCTTTTACGACCTCAGATTTCCTCATTCCGGTAAGCTCACAAAACAACATTAATCGTGCGTTTGCAGACTCGTTTAATCGGAACGATGTGGTGTAACTTTTACCTTCTTCTTTTTCTTCTTCTGACATGTTTTTATCCTCCTATTATTGCTATTAACCAGGCAAAAATCA